CTTGAATCCTCTGCTGGATCGACCGGCCGGTGGCGTCGGTGGTTGAGGCTACGCCTTCATTCGAGAGCAGCGTCGACTCGCTCTGATTGATCTGAAGAAGCCTGCTTGCAGCGTCCACCCGACGGCGCGATGCGGCCGTGGCTTCTCCGGCTAAAGTGATCTCTCGCTCGATCTGGTCGTTTAGCTGCCGCTGTCGCGCAATCTGAGCATCGTAGGCCGCTGTGGCACCTGCTACATCGCCGCCTCGAGATAGCCTGACTCTCTCCAATGCAGCCGCCAGCCGCTCCGTCTCAACGGCCGCCGCTCGCTGCTGTGCTACAAGGTCTGCGAACCCGCCTCCGCTGATTTGCTGCGGAGACAACTGCCCGATCTGGCTCTGAAGTGCGGCGGCCCGCTGCGTCTCGGCGACAAAGTCTGGTCGCTGGAACCGCAACTCCTGCCCGGTGGCGAGGCTTCCGACGGCGGAACTTGCCTCGCGAAGCCTCGCGATGGCGGCCGTCGTCTGAATCACCTTGCGCTCAACGGCCGCAAACTGCGCCTCGCCGACGGAGCCGACCCTATTGATGGTCGCCGTGATCGACTCCGTGGCCTTCTGTGCGGAAATCAGTGCCGGCAGGAATCCTGCCTGCACCTCTGCCGACAGCCCGCTGAAAGCCTTCGACGAAGCCTCGAGCGGCTTCGTGATGGACTGCGTGACGGAGAAGAGTTGCTGCAATCGCCGAGATGCGTCGTCAAGACTGCCCGTTTCGACGCCTTTGAACGACAGTCGGACAGAACTGGCAGCCTTGAGGGCACGCTCCAACTTCTGGGCTTCGGTATAGATGCCACGAAGCGACGTCGTCGCGCTGGTTTCGGCGCGATTCAACGCAGACTGCATCGACGACGCGAAACTGCGAACCTCCTTCGCGGAGGCGTTCAGCTTGCTGTTGAAGTCACTGGTGTTCGCAGTGACCAGCGCCGAGATTTTGCCGAGATACGCCTTCGCCATCGTGTCATCCGTGACGCGGTTGGTTCAACTTCATCAACTCGTTGATAATCTGCGCCTGCGACTGCTCTGGCTTGACTGCCGTCGGGATGAAGACCGCCTCGTCGGGTATGTCGTTCTTCTTGTAGTTCCCGCTGGCCGCCATGATGATCCGACAGATTCTCGCCGTCTGTGCCCAGGAGTCGGGGAGCGGGTGCCTCTGGTCGTAGGCATACCACTCCGCGATCTCCTCCGAATCGACTTCCCGCAGCAACCGCTTGACCGACATTCCCAGCGAGAGCGCTAACTTGAGATAGAACTTCCGCTCGGGCCTGTCGGCTAGTCTTTTCCCAGCGCCTCCACGGCCTCGTTCGTGAAGGCGTTCACTTTCCAGGCCGTGTCGAAGACGCGATTGATCACGACGCTCGACTTCTTGCCAAGTTCCGCCGTGTCCTCGTCCTTGAAGATGCGCTCGCCGGCCTCGTCGCACAGGGCGAGCACGAGGAACCGCACGCGGAACGCCTTCATCTTCTGCTCGGCGTAGGACTCCTCGAAGGCGTCGCGGTCGGTGCCGCTGATCACCTTGATGTAGTAGGTGCCGCCCCATTCGGGGATTTCGACCGGCTCCACCTTGATGTCGTTCGCCGCCAGAATCCGTTTGCGAAGATCAGTCGCCATGCTAACTCCCTTGATAATCAGTCATCTGAAACCGCAGCGACCCGCGGACGACCTCGCCGACGCGAGCCTCCGTGGACGCCGAAACCAAAATCGCCCTCCTGGCAACCGAATACGAAGTCGACGAGAAGGACAGTTGCCCCACCGCTCCGACGATTGCTTGCGTGTCGAGCGTCCCGTGGTGCAGGTAGTCGACGTTGATTGTGCCGCCGGTCCAGTCGCCGGTTGGAACCATCACCATGAACCCCTTGGCCATCGAGGCGTCGGTCATGTTCGTGACCTCGGCCGTCGGCGTCTCCACGGAGATGCCTGTCACATACCCCCAACTGCCGTTGAAGGTGAACGTCGCACTCTGCGGGATGCCTGGCATGGCTATACCGTTTGGACGCGAAACGACGCATTGCCGCGGACGACGTCACCGAGGCTGGCCGTAACCTGCGATGAGACGCAGGTGGCCGTGCCGGTGAATGCGATCTTTCCAGAGACGGTAAGGGTCGCCGAGGCGCCGACGCTTGGGGGCGTCTGGCCGATGTAGTCGACGTCGACCGTCGGCAGTGAGTCGACCGACTTATGCAGGTAGTAAAACGGCTCGGTGTCGTTCGGCCCCAAGCCCATGTGCGGGGCCGACGCACGCTGCCGCTCGGCGCCGCCGTTGACGGTGACGCTGGTGACGGTGTAGTTCGACCCAGCGAAGGCGAAGTAAGTGCCTTGTGAGCTGACCCCAGCCATGTCGCCTTACGCGACGCGGAAGGTCGCGCTCCCGCTGATGAGGGCACCCACCGAACCGCCGATCGAGGCGGACGACAGCGTTGCGTTGCCGCTGAACGACATCGGGCCGGAGATCGAGAGAGCGCCGGACGTACCTGCGGCGAGCACCGTGGTCGAGATGTAGTCGACAGTGACCTCGCGATCGGTCGCGAAGCCGCCGACAAACTCACGGCGGCCGTTCGGAGCGATGCCCAGATGGCTGCCGTCGATGAGGTCTTGGGTGTCACTGACCTGGACCGAGGTGACCGTGAGGTTGGAGCCACCGAACGAGAAGGTGAGTCCCTGTGCTGAAACGCCTGCCATTTGGTTGCGCCTCCTTGCGCCGTAATCTTGCCGTGTAGGTTACGCGGTGGCTTCGTTCCACCGAATCTGAAACAACTGCCGGACTTCGTAGGCCGGAGGCAGTTGCGCCCCAGCGACCGTCGGATCGAGGAAGTCGTCCGTCTCGGACATCAACCTCATATCTTGTATTGTAGCCCCGGCGAGCGTGCCGGTGTGTCCATCCAGCGCAAGGCGAACCTCGTCGGCCAGCTCGCGGACGGCGTCGTAGGAGAGCGCCCACGAGGCGATTTGGAGGCTGACGACCGGGACGAACATCGGGCCGGAGAGGGCCGTCTCCCGCATGATGTTCGACCGCTTGTAGACGATGAACGGCAGGCTCGCCCCGGTCTTCGGCACCGCGATCGGGTAGACCTGAAAGCCGACGATCCGCGCCACGCCGGGCGTCGAGACGAGCTTCTGGTAGACGTGCTTTTCGGGGGAGATGAGCATGGCTAGAACTTGTTGATTTCGGCTTGGATGAGTTGGGCGAGCACGGCCTGCACCTGGGAGGCCGAATTCACGATCGTCCGTTCCATCGGGTGGTAGGCAGGCATCGGGTCGATGCTCTCGCCGGGGCCGAGTGTGATCGGGTGCGTCTCGCCGTCGGTGCCTGGGGCGAAGTCGTGAGAATAGCCCTTGCCACGCTTGGCCTGCCGCGTCGGCTCATTGATGCTGCCCATGAGGAAGTAATACCCGCGGCTACGGCGGGCGAACTCCTCGTCGTTCATCGCCGACGTCGTGCGCCGCATCTTGCCGTTGATCATCTGGTGGACGTTGACGTAAGTACGGCGGTTCTCTGTGCCTGGCTTGCGGCGGCCGCTGCCAAACTCAACGAGCCAAGCGTGGTTGCCGCTCTCGCGGCCTTCCTCGGAGCCGACGGGGCCGGTCTGCCGCGGGCCGGTGATCGCGACGGCGACCTGACCGCCCTCGTATTCCTTGGTCTGCGTGATCGTGGATTTTGCGAGGTTGCCGGTGGCGCCGCTGCTGCCTGGTGCCAGAGGCTTTGAGACGAGGTCTTTGTAGCCGACCTGAATTGGCCGCGACGCCTGCTTCACGCACTTCTGGAGAAGCCCCGGTGCGGCCAGCGCCCCGGCCACGCGCTCCAATTCCTTCGCCAGCTCGCGGACGCCGGCGGTGTCGATCCGCACGAAGCCCTCGGTCTGGCTCTTCGCCGTTCCGAAGCCGACGTCGCGGGGCGTTGGATTGCTGGGATTGATCGCCATGCTACTGCACCTCGTTGACGAGGAGTTCCAGCCGGGTGCGGTTGTCGCGGGGGCTGATGCTCACGATCTCGAGCGTCTTGCCTCGCCAGACCAGGCGATACTGCGGGGTCACGGTGGAGCGGAATCTCATCACGACCTTGTGCGAGGCGATGACGTTGGCCTGCTGGGCCTGGAGGACGTCGCGGCTCGCCAAGCCATCAACGCTGGCCCACACCGTGGCCTCGGTGGCCCACGAGAGCGTGGCCTCGCCCGTCGGGCTTCGCAGTTCCTGCGGAGCCTGAACGGCGACACGCTCACGCATCAGGCCGATGTTCACGTTACGGTGCCCTCCCCGATGAGGACGATGTCGTAGGTTGCACCCGCCGAGCCGGTGACAGTGACCGTGCCGGTCGCCATGCCGGAGGAAGACGGGTCTATCTGCGTGTACGCTCCACCTGCCGCCACCGTCAGGCCGCCGGCCGGCAGCGGCGACCCGGCGAACGTCAAGGAAATCGAGGCGTGGCTATTCTTGATATAGACGGCCTTCGCAGCAGTGATTGCCACGCTGACGGCCGCCCCGTCGCGGGTGTCGGCCAGGCTCGCCAGATTCAGCGACTCCGACGACCCCGCCAGCGTCCGCGAGTCGCTCCACACGACCTGCGCTTGGTTCGCCGCGGTGCCGTCGGTCAGGGACAGGGCATATGACGCAGGCGTCGCCCGCAGCGTCCGCGAGAGGTCGCCTGCACTCGTCTCGTGGGCGAGGATCGACAGCATGATTTGAGCGTTGAGTGCCATTTCAGGTTCCCATCACATAGATTTCGTAAGCCTGGCCGTTCGTCCCGCCGATCCGAAGAATCGACCCGCCGGAGGTCGTGGCGAACCCATCGGAGTTTGGGCACGAAAGCAGCATCGCGCCGCCCTCGCGGATCGGGTAGCCGCGGAGCGTCAGCGAGCCGAGGTTGATCATCGGCGAGAAGTTCCAGCTCGTGACGTCCTGGCGGAAGACGCTGAACTGCGACCCCGTCCAGCCCGCCGACAGGGCGATCTGATTCGTTGTCGACAGGTTCTTGATGCAAAGCAACTTCACGACGGAGATGCCGACCGCCGAGAAGTCGACCTCGTCGTAGCCGACGCTCGCAAAAGTCCGGCGGTCGCCCCAAACCTTCGTGCAGTCGCCGACATCAAAAGAGAACTCAATCGGCTGCTCGGTGAAGGCGGTCGTCAACCCTTGCCGCGATTGCAGCTTGGCAGACACCGTAGCCAGCACCGAGGCCGTCAGGCTCATCTGTAGCCACCCCAGCCGCTCGCGGCGAGCAGCGTCTCGAAGGTCTGCGGCACCGGCAGCACCTGGCTGTAGCCGGCGACGACGGGCTGCCGCATTTCGTACCAGTGGGCCACGAGGAGCATGATCAGGCTCTTGACGGTGGCCGGCACGCTCAGGCCGCTCGGGCCGTAGCCGGCCGTCCACCGCACAGTGACGCTGTTCTCGTCGCCACGCACCGCCGGCCAGACGCCTTCATACAGCGGGTAGATGCGGCCGGGTGTCGCATAGGAGTCCACCTGGAAGGCTCCGGCCGCGCTTGTGATCGTGATGTTCGACCCAGCCTCGTTTCGGTAGATCACCGTCACCGTCGCCGCCTGCATCGGGGGGCGCGGCAGGATGATCTCCCACAGCGGAAAGGTGTCGTAGCGGGCCTCCCAGACCTGGGTGATCAGGCTCAAGTCCAGCACGTTCTCGACGTATTCGCGGGCCGCCGTGATCAGGCTCGCGAGGTAGGCGTCCTCGTCGGCGCCGTCGACGCGACACTGCACTTTCGCCTCGGCGAGCGTCACTGGCTCGACGGACGGGGCCGTGTACCGCGTCAGGCTGCGGTACGGCGTGATCGTGCTATCTGGGTGCTCCGGGGAGCCGTAGGTGATCGTGACGGTCATTTCACTCGCTTCCTTGCTTGCGTCTGCACCGTGGCCTTTTCAGTCCGCTCCTCGAGCGTCGCCGTCTCAACCCGCTTCTCGTCGACAGGCTCCACCATCCCGCGGGCGATGAAGATGCGGGCCATGCCGTCGCCCCAGTCGAAGACTTGACCGACCCGATACCCGTTGAACGACTTCAGGATGCGAATCTTCATTTTAGAACACCCCAGGCTGCCTCTGGCGGCTTCTGGCCGCCATTCCAATAGTCCGTCGTGTGCTGTTGCACCTTGCCGCCTTCGGCCTCGCGGCTGGGCCAGGTGATCATCAGCTCGGCGTGGCCGACGCTGATGTTCGTCGCCAGGCCCAGCTTGTTTCCGGCCTTGGCGAAGCCACGCCAGAACGAGATGTCCTCGTCAGTGTGCGAGCCGTTCCAGTCGCCCTGCTCATTCGGCGTGGCGACGAACCAAGGCTTTGCCATCTTCTTGATCGCCTCGGTCTTGATCAGCGTCAGGCCGAAGTGCGCCGTCTCGACGAGCTGCACGGGCTTGGAGAACCAGTCGCCGTCGACCGTCGTCTTGTCGTCGCTCGAGACGCCGGGGAGGGCGAACATCACACACTGGCTCTCGCGCTTCGTCTGGAGCGGGGCGATCGCGTCGACGCCGGAGTGCATCATCAAGGCAAGGAGAGCCTCGACGGTCTTACTGGAGAAGACGGTGTCGTAGTCGATCGTGAGGATCGCGTCGCACTTGTCGATGACGCTCTCGATCGACCGCGTCAGGCACTGACCGAAAAAGACGCCCGTATGTTTGATGACGGGAATCTGATGCGGCGTCAGGGCCGAGTGGACGCAGAAGAAATTGTCAGTGAAGCCGAGGCGGGGCGTGCTCATTACCGCACACACCCGCATCTCGGCTTCACAACTACCGACGCGAACCAGCATTCATCGCTCCTTTGTGTAGGAGCGGGCGCGCATCCTTGCGCCTTAGCCGGCCGTCATGGCCGTCCCGCTTGTGTCGGGACTAGCCACGCACCCAGGTCAGGACGTTTGCGTCGCTCGCGTTCGCGGGCGACTCGGCAGCCCGCGAGAGGCGGCCCGTGATCGCCACGGTGGCCGTCGCACCAGGGGTGTAGGACACCTTCAGGTAGCGCTTGCGGGTCTTCGTGTCGACGTCGAGCTTCACCACCGATGTCGAGGCGGTGCCGGCGGCCGTGATGGCCGGGACGGTGAACCCGCCGGTGCCGCCGGCCACGAGGGCCGTCACGTCGGAGAAATTGGAGCCAGAGGCGTCCGACTCTTCGACCTTGAGCACGTTCGCGAACGTCGTCGCGGCGTTGCTGGCACGCAGCACAGTCAGCGAGCAGTAGTCGTAGCCGATGGTGTCGATCGTCAGCGAGGCCGTCGCGGTCGCACCGACAGCCGCATTCGGGAGTTCGGCCACGACGCGGTGGTTCTGGGAGTGGATCATCTTGGTTCTTGCTCCGGGTTAGGGGTTATCAGGATGCGGCCGTCTTGAGAGCCACGACCGGGCCGACCTCGCTCGTCGTGCCGAGCGAGTGGTGATTGATGTCGAACCGCATCGTGCCCTGGAGGAGGAGCTGGTCGGTGGTCGCGTAGACCTGATCGAACAGCCGCACCGAGAAGTCACGACGACGGGCGTAGATGCTGGAGAGGGCCATGTTGCCGAAGAGCACCTTGATCTTCGACACGTCGGAGCCGAGGGTGCTGTTCATCACATGCACCACCCGCACGGGGTAGCCGAGGAACGACTCGCCGGCCGAGGCACCGACGTTCTCGACCGTGTTGCCGCCAGCGGCATACTTGAGGCGAGCAACGCTCGCGGCGTAGCCGGCGGGCGAGACATACCAGGCAGCGCCCTGGCGGGCGTAGATCGGCAACTTGCCGATGACGCCGAGGAAGTCCTCAATGTCCAGCGTCTCAAACGAGACGTTGCCGACCGCGGCCGTGACCACCGAAGCGGTGTGGGCGGCGCCGGTGATCTTGTTGGTGATGCCGTTGATCCCGCCGTAGTCGCTGGTGCCGTCACCGAGCCACCCGCAGAGGTCGATCTTGTAGGCCAGGCTGGTCGCGAATTCGGTGGCGACGGCGTCGGCCAGCGACACCACGCCGGCCGTATCCTCGACCACTTCGGACGACATCCGGCAACCCACGGCGAGCTTCTTCGCCACGAGGCTGACGTTGCCGTAGGTCGGCTCGCTCTCGGTGATGCTCGAGCCTTCGCCGACGAAGTAGGCCGTCGTGCCGGTGAGCCGCTTGGGGATCACCATCGTGTCGCGCGACATCGACACGTTCTCGGCGGCGCCGGGGAAGGTGCCGTAGGTTTCGACGAGCCGGATCACCCGGTTGGCAAACTCTTCGGGCACCAGCGCGCCGCCGGCAGCGTTGCTGCCCTCGTTGAGAGCGCGGGCCTCGACGCCGTGCTCGCGGCACCACCGCAGGTCGTTCTCATTCTTGAACACGGTGGCCTTGATCCACCGGCCGCAGCGGTAGGCGCTCTCGACGGCCTCGGGCGAGTCGTTGAACGCCCGGAGGGTCGTGTGATGCGGGTTGATCGCCCGAATCTCGACCTTCTTGGGCTGCTCGGCCACGGGAGCCGGAGCCGGAACCTCGGCGGGGGCGGCCTTTTCGACCACCGCACGCAGCTCGGCTTCCTTCTTGGCGAGGGTGCCCTCGAACTCCAGGTCGGACTTCACCGCGTCGGCCTCGGCCGACAGCTTGCGGAGTTCCGCGGTCTGCTCCTCCGAACGCTCGGCCACGTCGGCCAGTTCGGTCATCCGGGCGGCGATCGCCGCGGCACGGTCCTGAAGTCGCTTGAGGTTGCTCGCCATGTT